GTGTTACACATCGCTGTAGTAATTGTACCCGCCATAAGGTGTGTCCTTTTCTGTAAGCACAAAGGGGCCAGCTAGTGCCAGCCCCTAAGTTTGACTAAGATTATGCTACGTTATAGATAGCAGATACCAACGCTTCTGGGCGTAGGATCTTGCGACCATATAGGTGCATACCACGAACGATGTCTGCAAAAGAGTCTGGATCACGGTATGTTTCAACTTTGTTGATCTGCTCAGCAGCAGCAACAGCTGTATCGTGACCTGCAACAATTACACCATAGTTTGTTGACTGTGGCGCTGCAGTTGAAGCAGAAGGACCAGTACCAGCTGATGGTAGGTTATTTGAAACATAAACACGGAAGCCGTGTAGGTTGTTCAATACCAAGCCGTTCTGTAGACCTGAACCACCGAAATCAGAATTTAGGAGGCGTGAGTCTTCGTCTTTAAGCATCTCTACAAATACTGGGTCAACTACGAGCCAACGCCCATTTGAGTCAACGTTCTGTACGTCCTGCAAACGAGCCATACGTGCTACGATCTGCAATGGTGAGACAGTTGAATCAGATAGAGCTTGTGCTCCTGGCATACGAGGTGCAACTGGGATAGAGTCCCCAGCAGCTTCACCTGTTACGCCTGTTAGTTGGCCTGTAAAAGTAACAGCTGACAAAACGTTTGCATCTAGGTATTCACCTGTGATTGCATCTCCAGATTGATCGCCAGTACCAGAACCTGTTGATACAGTTGTGATACGTGCACCTGAAGTGTTATAGCCTGATGCGTAAGACAATACGTCTGCGTCAAATGCGTCAGCCATTTTATAAGCTGCACGGTTTGATGCCATTGACATGAAGTCTACGTTTGCAAACTGATCTTCGATGTCATCCATTTTGAATGCGAAGTAGTTTGCTTTGTCGATCTCTAGAGAGAACTGAGCATCAGCTAGCTGTGCTACTGTGATGCCTGTGTGGCGCTCCAAAGCTGTGACTGTTACATCTGGTTCTTTTTGGATGCGAACAGTGTCACCTTGGTTTGCAATCTCACCGTAGTAAGAAGAGTTAGTAATAGCAGTTGCTACAGCAGATTTACGAAGAGCAATCTGTGCTTGCTTGCTATAGATAATAGGGGACCAGTTATTGGCAAAGCCTGTCCCTGATGCGTCTGAAATAGCCATAGTAAAGTTCCTTTCAATTAAGATATGGCGTGAAAGTTAGACACTACATATCCACTGAAAGAGGCCAATCGTAATAGGGTAGTCAGCATTGCACATTAGGATGGCCTTCCTGTAGTGCGCTGGGCCTTTACTCTTGGGTAGTTCTTATAGTGTGGCGTTAGTGTAAGAATAGCACATATTGTGTTGTACTATACATGCTAATAGTTATACGTAACAATTAAGGTATGTCAAGCTATTTTTTGGTTATATCGTAGATGAAATTACCAGACTTCATAGCTTCCATAATCTCCTCTTGTTTTGCTTCGTATTGCTTATAGGACAGCTTGTTTACTTTACTCTCCGACCATAGAGAGGAAGTATCGTCTGACCTTGGTGTATTACGACTCTTAGCTTTTACTGAAGAGGCTGCAGACTTCTCATCTGAGGTAGTCTTCTTAGCTTGAGTTGTAATTCCTTTATCTGCCTTATATAAGTCAATAGCACGAGCTACTGATTTAGCATCGTCTGGGTCTTCATATAAAGCAGTCTGTATCCAGTTAGGCTGTTGTTCAGCCCAATCGTGGAACTCATCGTCTGAACGGATCTGCTCAAAGTCAGGATGTAGCTGCAGTAGTTCTGCTTCTGCTTTCTGACGACGAGCTTCAACACGCAAAGACTCAATCTCACTTAATCGTTTATCTAAATCAGAGGCTCGTTCATTAGCTTTGCGGTCTGCAATAGCTTCTACGATACCTGCTACGTCAGGATATTTCTTAGCCCACGCTTCGATCTCTTCTTCTGACTTAGGTAATACTAACTCATTACGTGCAGCTTTGTCAAGTTGTGCTTCTAGCTTTTCGTACTTTAGTTTCCACTCTTGCTCTTTATCTTGTAGCAATCGACGAATATCGCCGTACCGTTTCTTAAAAGTTTTCTCTTCACCTGTTAGCTCAGAATCATCTTCTTGTGCTTCGGCTTTAGGTTCTTCTTCTTGTTCGGTACTACTCTCTGCCTGTACTGGCTCTGAGACAGGCTCTTCGCTACTGGGTTCAGCTTCAGCAGTTTGTTCTTCTTCGTCTTCATTATTATAGCCTGCTTGCTTTAGTAGAGCTTGTAGTTCTTCTTCGTCTTTCTTAATACGAGACTGGTTTAGTTGTGGTGCAAAAGCCTTAGTTTGCATTACTTGAACTTCTTGTTGCATTTTTAGTTTCCTTATGTTGGGGCCAGCCGTAGCTGGGTAGCCTTATAGTTATATGGTAAAGTTAGTGTTTACTTCTTGTTTTTCTTTTTCATCAAGCCGCCTGATTTAAAACCAACTTGCCCTGAGGTATTTCTACCAGACGTAATGTCTTTGATTTTAGCTGTAGTTCTTTGTAAGTTTTTAGCTGTATCTGCTTTATCGGCAGCTTTAGAAACAATATCCTTAGTTTGCTGTATGCTTTTCTGTGTAACAATAGGTTTATTATATTCTCCAGCGCCTGCAGGCTTTTTACCTGCTTGACTTGCATAAGAAGATACTGCAGCTCTTGCTTGTTTCTGTGCCGCTTTTGCTGCCGCTGCTGCCTTAGCTGCTTCCGCTTTCGCTTTTCTAGCAGCTGCTTCTCTAGCAAGTTTTTCTTTATCGACTCCTGGTGCTACAATAGCCCCTTCTCCACTTATGCTACGTTTAACTTTATCTCTCATATCAGGATCGTTAGAGAGCTGCTTAATGTAGTCAACCATATCTTCGTCTTTAATACCTTTAGGCACATCAATACCTATAGACTCAAGGTATTCTATAGTCTTCCAGTCACCGTCTGCGTATTGACCAAAGGCTGTTTTTGCTATTCTAGCTCCAAGTCCCTTACCTTGAATGTAAGAATCTATATTTGCTCTAAGAGCTGCTGCTCCTGCCGCATCACCTGAAGCCTCTAAGATATTAGCTTTAGCGTATTGATTAGCAACATTATTCATGCTAACAACATAACCAACACCTGGAACCATAGTTGTTATTAGATCTTCGATGATACCAGGTTTAGCTATTTCTGTGCTTGTCCAATCAACGCCATCATACCAAGGCTTACGTTCTGTTTCTGGGGGTTTTGGTCCATCTCCCCCTGAGCCAGAGCCAGCTCCTGCTTGTGTAGGGGCTTGTGTTGTCTGTGGCTGAACAGTTATTGCAGAAGGAGGTGTAGTTGTGTAGCCTTGTGCAATAAGCTCATCGTATTTTGCTTGGTCTGTCGGTAAGTTAAGCTTTACAGTCTCTCCATTAGGGCCATAAAGAGTTACTTCTGTTATAGGTGCCACTCCCATAGTCTGATCTAGAAGGAACCCAGGAGCAAACATAGAAGCCATACCAGGAGAAAACTGAGGTTGGTAAGGATCTATGTCAGCGCCATCTGCAGCATATACGGTTTTACGAGCCATACCTCCCATAGCCATACCTGTAACTTCATTAAGTAAAGCTATCTCATCTTCAGAAAAATCAGAGTCATCATAATCAACAAGAACTTCGTCTTCGACTTCAATAGGCTCACCGCCAATACGACCATCGGCTTCCATTTCAGACATACCCATCTTAGCTTGTGAGCGTAGGTCTTCAAAGAACTTAACACCAAAGTAACGGACAACATCAGCAGGAACTACGTACTCGCCTTCACTAAGTTGCGCTGGGATGTCATCACGTACCTCGTTAGCCATTGAGCCTGGGGGAACCTCATTGCCACTTACGGGATCTACGTCCATGCCATCATCCTGCATGAATGCCATTTCCATTTGTTCTTCAGTTTCCATTAACTTCTTCCCTCATTAGCTTCAGCCTACGTAGTACTGCTACTTCACCTTGTACTCTATAGACGGATTCGATGTCTGTTGATTGTTCTAGTCGGGTATGTGCAGAGCGTATCTTATTATCAATATACTCTAAGTATGCATCCCATAACGGCTTGTCGTTCACAAGCTTCTTTAGTTGTCCGTTCATTTAGTGCGTCTTTCTACTAGTCCACCTTTGTTGAACCGTAGTCTAATGTTTGCTGGATCAATAGTCAAGTTAGAAATGTCTAGTAACACACCTTGCGTTTTATCAACAGCATCTTTAAAAGTGGTTCTATAAATAAGGTCTTTTTTACCTATCTTAATTTGATCACCTAACTCAGCTTTTAACTGCTTAAGAACTTTATTATAACCTGCTACATAAGT